GTTAAAGCACTTTCCTTTAATGAAGTCGCCAGCGACCACTTCGCCCACGGGGATGAACCCTTTACCCATCACATCTACTAGCTCCGCGAACTCAGGGCACGTGCCAGAGCCGCCGCCCGTTCCGCTGCCCGATCCTCCAGCAGCGGGAAGCGTTTGCTTGAGAGGCGGCAACGGAATAAAGCCATCTAGCGCCTGCTGGATCGCATAGGTCGTATTCGGTGCGGTCGGCGGCGGCGAAGGATTCGAGAAGTCAATTACGCCGCTCGATGCGTTCACGCGCGGATACATATAGTAGCTCGTAGATGGAGTCAGGCCCGTGTAGTTTGCTGATCCGGCAGGGATCGTTAGCGTGCTTCCATCGGATCGCATCATCGTTTGACTCGCCCAGGAAAGCGAGATGCTGTTAGACGTATATGAAAAGCTGATCGCTATGGCCTGCCCAGGAACGATCGAACCCTGGCCGTTCAATGCCGTGGATACAGTGATCGTTCCGCTTGAGTTCACATAGCGAAGGCGCTTGAACGTGCCTCCGTCAGTGATGTGATCGTCCAGGCTCACCGCACCGAATGAAAGATCGGAGCTATGGAACTGCCTGCCTGAATAACCACTGAAAAATGTGGCAGCACCTGGAATCACCGGGCCGCGCGAATAGATGGTGAGGTGATTAACACCGTTGTTCGTGATTCTCGCGTTCGCTGCACGCGCGCACATGAAACCCGTCGCGTCAGTTTCCCAGGCAGAAAAGACCTGTTGAATTGTCTTTCCCACCGCAAGCTCCAACGGCATCTTTCGGTGATACCACTTGCCGCGCGCCCAATTGCCGATGTTCACGCCGCTGCCTGTCATCTGAGCAGGAGTGGTAGGAATCGCGTTCTGATCGCCTGGGGTCGCCAACCCGCGAAGATCGGAGCCGTCAGCGAAGTGCATATCGATTCCGTAATCCGCGCCAGCAGATGATGTGTCAATGAATACGTCATATTCGAGACAGTCGCCGGATACCACAAGGTATCCAGGACTAGCGATATGAACGTAGTCGTAATTGTTGCCGCCGCCGCCAGGTGAAGTCGCGGCGTGAATAATGCTGTCTTGCGGCTGGCCGCTGATTCGGTTGTATGTCGCACCATCCGACACGTCCGAATCCATGTCTTGAACGCGCCACAACTTCACAGCATCGATCAAGTAGTCAACGCCTGACGTGGTATAGCAAAGCGCGTAAACCTTCATCACTACAGCATTGGCCGGAACAGTGGCCTGTCCCGTCAAAAGCTTCCACGCTCCACTGACGGTTGTGTGCAGTTGAAGCGCGCTGAGAGTTGCGCCAGTCTTATCGATGAACTGGCACTCTAATCCAGCGTCCTGCCCTGCGCCGACGAACACAGCAACTTGCGCGCCGTACTTCTCGCCAGCTTGAACGGTGAAGTCGCGAAGGTGTTTCGCGCCTGCATACTGCGCTGGGCCAGGCAGGTAAAGAGACTGGTTGCCCTTATAGACGATGCCAGTGCTAACAGTTAACGGTATTCCAAGAGTTCCGTTCTGAACCCAGCCAGCAATCCCCAATTCAAAATCAGGATTGTCGAGAGCTACGTTGAACGTGCGCTGCGTGCCTCGCGTGTATGTCGTGCCATCCGCAACATGGTCATCGAGACTTACCGATCCAATGGCGATCGATTGCGAGAACGTCTTTACGTTCGTGTATCCCGCTATCCAGCCGCCGCCTGCATCCGTCCAATCGCCCAGATTGTTTTTCACACCTTGCGCCTGGGCGGAAAGCCAAACAGGCAGAACGGTGTTTCCAGCATTCGTGATGCGAATGTTTGCGAAGCGTATAACGTAGTGCCCTGCGGCGTTCGCTTCATTAGCGATCGCCCACGATGAGATGTTCGATCCGGCGAGTGCCGATAGGTCGAATACTCTGTGATACCACTTGCCCTTCGCCCACGCGCTTAAGTCAGCGAACAGTGTTAGGCCATTCTGATCCTTAATGATCGGCGCGTGCGTTTGGTGATAATCGAACGTGTGCGCACCATAGTTGAAATCTACGCCCGCTTGAAACGCTGGCGACGATGCTTCAATGAAGATGTCGTATTCAAGTTTGTCGCCGCTGGCGATTGCGCGAGTGGCCGTGGATACCTGGCGATAATCAAACTTCTCCGTGGCGTCGCCTGACGTGCCCGACCAAATAAGACAGTCGTTCGGCTGGCCGCTGCTTTTGTTGTAGGTCACACCATCAGCAACGTGACTATCCAGGTCAACTGCTCCAGTCGCGATCGATTGTGTGTACGTCTTGACGTTCGAGTATCCGAAACTCCAATCGGGCGCGCCTGTCTGCCACACGGGAGAATTGTTCTTAGCACCATCGATCTCGGCGCTTGAGAAAACCACTCTCTTTAAGGTCGCGCCGCTCGTGATCTTGATATTCGCAAAGCGCGTCAAGTACGTGCCGGGATCGTTCCCTTCAAGGAAGGTCGCCCAGCTTGTGATCGTATGTCCCGCCAGGTAAGAGATATCGAATATGCGGTGATACCACTTGCCCAGGCCGAATGCGCCCGTATCGTCGTAGATGCCAAGACCGTTCTGATCCTTGGTTGTCGTGAAGGAATCTTCAAAATAGCCCGCGCCGTTGTCATACTGGAAATCTATTGCCGACTGACAAAGCGGAGATGCGCCGTCAATGAACACATCGAACTCCAGCTTATCGCCCGCGCCGATGACGTAGCTATCGTCCTTCAGCCTTCGATAGTCCCAAAAATTCGCCGTTGGACCTACTACCGTGCCAGCGTGCACGATCGCATCCTGCACTTCGCCTTCGCCAATAGACTTGCCGCGCGAGCTAACGACATTGCTCCAGGCAGAAAGATTGCCCTGGTAGTCATACGATCGCACGCGATACCAGCGCACGATGCCGTCAGTCACCGCATCCGTATAGGCCAGGGCGCGCAAGTTGCGAAGGTTCTGCCATCCAGCAGGATCGGCCAGCCCGCCTAGATCCTCGGTGCGCTGCACTTCGTACTCAGCATCCGCGCGCTGCGTGTCCGATATATTCCAATTCAAGTGCACGCCGTCAGCTACGGATTGCGCTGTGAGTCCAGTGGGCGCAAGCGGGATAAGAGAGGCATCGGAGACGATGTGCGTCTGAGCTACCCAATCACTCGCGGCGCCACTGGCGGCGACCGATCGCGCTTCGATTTGATATTGCACGCCGCGCTCTACGCCAGGAAGCGTTACAGTTCCTTGCGATGGCGGAACCTTCATGTACTGCCACGCGCCCGGCGAATCGCTGCGTCTAAATCGGATTTCAATTGTTGATGCGGTCTGCACTAATCCCCCTTAAAGTCCTACCATCTGCCTGCCGCCATAGGCGGACAGTAGCATAGGTGTTCGGATCGGGCCAGAAGGCGCCGCGCCGATTCCCACAACAATTCCAGGCGCCGTAATTCCGCCGTCATTAGGTTCACCGCCGACCGTTTGACCGGATGCGACGATCACCAAATTAGGCGGCGGCGGCGCATCGTTCCACGGCTTGCCCGTGATCGCTGAAGTCCACGATGGTACGACCCCGGAATCTGCATCGAGAACGCCAGGCGCGGCATCCACGGCGGTAATCTTGGCCGATAGATCAGCGCCCGGTTCGATCTTCGTGATTTTCAGTTGCAGCGAATCTTTCCCGCTTTCACCGAACAAGAAAAGGTCGCCAGGTTGCGGCCCGCTTAATTCAGTAGCCAGGTTAAGAGACGTTGTGCCGATGCCGACCGTATTGAAGCCCGCGATGTTGCTGATCTTCACCGTTCCATCCTGGCATCGGATTCGCACGGCGTAAGTCTTGCCAGCTTCCATCTGGACAGATTCATCGATGGTGATAGATGAAACCTTGCCCGTTCCGCCATCGATCGTTGTCGTTTTGATGCGACCCCAGGACAAGCCCACTGCGATCACGTCATGCGCGAAATAAACAAGGTCGCCGCGATTACTCGCCAGGTTCTCGACATCCGTGCTCCACGAGTACACGTTAGCGCGCTGCTCTGCGCACGCCATGTAGTAGCGGCCCAGGCGCCATGCTCCGCTTGCGTCAACACAGCCGCGAATCTGAAGCGTCTCAAACTTGGTCGCCAGCAATGTTCCGCCCGCCCCGTCCTCGCTGTAGCCATCGGCGTAAACTACGCGCTCGTCTTGCTGATAGTTCGCTTCAGGATTGTTGAACTGGACGCGAAGCGCGTGCACCACATCGGTAAAAGCGCGAGTGCCGCTGAATCCCCAGGTATTGCGCGGCGTGAATACTTGCACGGGCGTCACCTGGGGAGTATCTCGGACAACGCTGTACTTCCCATCCTTGTGATTGAAACTTGCGCGGCCAGCGGCGCACACATCGCGGATCAGCGAAAACATAGTGGTCGCGGAATCCTGCACGATCGCGAACGTCAAATCCTTCGCCGTGCACTCGGCTGCCCAGGCGATCAGTTCGTCATCGTCAATGCGCGATATGTCAACCGGGCGCGGATTCGCCGGGCAATCCTTCAGGAGCCAGCGATACACGAACGCCGGATTGTTGCTCACGGCATTTATCCAACCCGAACCGTCCCACACGGGTATCGGTTGCGATGCGATCAGGTTGAATTGATTGATCGTCCCATTTAGCTGATCGGTCGCTTTGATGCGAAGCGCCAGCTTCTTCGTGCCCGTTGTGCTGGGCAACGTGTGGCGGATCGCGCGGATCACGCCCCAGGTAAGATCACCCGCGCGCGAGTTCACATCTGCCCCGTTCCAATTAGTGCTCACGCGCGTAATGCGAACGTCATATTGACCGGATGCGACCTTCCATCTGACGCCGATGCGGATCGCCTTGCGCGCGGAGTTTGTGACAACAATGTTCGTTCCGCTCACGGCGGCGGCGGGATTGCTGATCGTTAGGCCCGTGGCAGCGGTGACAGATTGCCAGGCGCCCGCGCCCGTTGGAGAGTATTCAACCTTCAGCGTGCACGACACTGATTTCATCTTTCCCTTCGTGTCAGCCCCGATCAGGCCGGAAGGGAATATCAGGTCAACTGCTACCTCGTCAGCATTAGGCGCGCTCGTGCGAACGGCGAGATTGCCATCATTGTTAAGCGCATCGCCCGCCGTCTGTTCATTGATGTCATCGGAGAACAATGCTGGCGCTGTGCCGATCTCATATTCAACATCAGTGAAACTGGAAAGGTCGCTGTCCCCGATTTTCATGTCGGACACTTGCACGTCACCGTAGCCAAGATCGAAAAGCATACGCAGATATTGATCGTCGCCGCTCAGTTCTGAAAACGGCATGGCCGCCAGCGGCGGAAACATTCTCAGTTCCCCGATGACGCACGGGATCGATCCGTATGGATTCGCTTGATTGCTTGTGCCTGTGATCGAGTGCAGGCGATCAAGGCTTGTACTCACCGTGCTAGTGTTCGGCATTTGCGGCGGGCACAGTGCGTTGATAACCAGCGCGCCCGCGATGCCCACGGCGGCAGCCACGCCGATCGCAGCCATCGTGCTAAGCGATGCGAACAGTGCGCCCGATGCGATGGCGCCAGTGAACACGGCCAGCGCCGCGAAAGCTACAAGGCGGAAAATGTTTTTGAAGCCGCCGCCGCCCTGGGGATAGCGCGTGATGTGAACGGCCACTCCCATCTTCGGGCGAACGTGCGCCCACCATTCAGGCGGAATCTCCATGCCGTGCATTTCAACTTTGCAGCACTTCGCATCAGCGCCCAGGATTTCAGCGATGCTCAGACCCAGCGGAAATTCAGCGCGCACAATGTCGCTAGAAAACGGGTGAGGCTTTGCGATCACTGCGATCTCATTCTGCATAACGGTAGAAGCCCTCGATTCTTTTGTTCCAGATTGGTCGCGTGAATTGTTCTGCGATGACGCCCGCGCCTTCCTGGGCGTGAAGCATCCAATCGCCGCCAATTGAAATCGCACAGTGCCAGGGATGCCCAGCAAGACGCAAGATAATCAGGTCGCCTTCGCTCGGAATCTCAACCTTCTGCCAACGGATCGCCAGGCCCGCGCGAACTGCCGTAGCTACTGACTCTCGATCCTTGCCGTTCGTGTAGGCATCGGCATAATCAGGAAGATCGCGACCGTAGCGGCAGGCCATGATGTGACGCACGATTCCCCAGCAATCGAACGCATCAGGCCCGCGCCCTTTGTCGGCGTAATCCTTGCCCACGAACTCAGCGCACCATGCGGGCGGCGTCATACAAACAGACCTCTGGAATTGGTAGGCGTGTACGTTCCAGAAGGGAACACGGTATTCAGTAAATCTTCCTCGAATCCCAGCGTGCCCTTGACTGATCCGGCGTCATAATCGATCGCCAGGATCGAGAAGTCGAACGGCCCAGCCTCTACGGTGTCGGGCGATGACGCCAGCACAACTTCCATCGAAACACTCGGTCGTTCGCCGCCCAGCGTTCTGATCTGCTGAAGGATCGCGGTGTCCACGTTATCGATAGTCATCGTTACTTGCGGCAACGTATCTTCCTGCTCGTTAGGCATGGCGATCGAGAACGCGAACGGCTGGAAATCGCCCGCCGCCCTGGAAAGCGGAACCTGATCGTTTACCAGCAGGAACGGAGCAGCCAGGCTGGCGTGCGAGATGGTAAGACAGATTAGAAATACCTCGCCCGTTTCCTGGGCCAGCATCGCGCGCAATGCGTTAGGGCTTACATTTCTCACGGCAATAACTCCAGGTCTAGGCTCACCATCCACATATCGTCGCCGTAGTGTTCCTCTGAAGGAAGTTGGCCGTTCTTGAGTCGATAGTTAGCGGCCACGTTCGTTCTGAAGTCCACCCAGGTAAACGGAAGGACGTACAGCAGCGTGTTAACGATGAAGTCCTTGAGTGTCGCCATCTCGGCTTCGCTTAGGATCATCTGGATCGTGACATCTTCAGGAACGGCAGTGAATCGCCTGCGCACCTTTGCAGGCCCGGCGTCCACTTGCGATCGCACGGAGTTTGCCTGGGGCACATACTTAGGCGGCTGCTGTCCTGGACTGATCGGAACTTGCGGCAACGATGCGGGCCAATTAGCCACGTTTCACTCCCTGGCGATTCACGCCGAATGTTTGCGATAGTGCTTGCGCTACGGTTCCGCCCTTGCGGATATTCCCGGCGACTTCACCAATGATGACCTCGATGATTTTCTGTCCATCGATTCCAGTTTTTTCTTCCGTCTGTGCGGGCTGGCCCGTGTGGTTCTGTACCAGCACACTGACAGGCGATCCGCCTTCCATCGAGTCAACGTATCCGCCGCCGTAGTACCCGCCCGTGCGTACCAGGGAAGGCATCGTGCCTTCGTTCATCGCCTCAAGCAGCGGCCTGTATTGATCGGCAGGCCCGGCGCGCACTACAAATTCCTCGCCGTGCACAACGCCCGCCACGCGATTGCGACCGATGCGGCCCGTGTATCCGCCGCCTGCGAATCCCTTGCCACCGAACGGCCCTTGCGCTTCAAGCGCATCAGCCGCTTCAGGATTGATCGCGCGAAGCAACATCACCATCAGGTAGAAGGAGATCAATTGCGCGATCATCTTCGCCACGATGCCTTCAAACGCTTTTCCCAGGTCTGCCCACGCCTGGCCGAAGCCTTTGGTTTGCGTGATGATGTCAGTGAACGCGCTAGTCATCGCATCGCGGCCCGTGGTAGAAATCTGATCCACAAGCTCACCCCAGGCGTTCGTTGTGTGCGATAACTTCGCATCCATGTCATCCAGCTTCGCGTTGAAATCTTGCGCGGCCTGGATGGCTGCCGGGTCTTTCGATTGCTCAGCGTTCTTAGTCATCTGCGCGCCGATCTCGCGCAACTTCGCTAAGCGATCGCCTTCAAGATTGAGAATTTTCCCCTGGGCTTCGATCTGTGAAATCTGCCCGCTATCAGCCAGGCGTTGAATCGCGGCTTTCTGTGCATCCAGGTCGTGC